CGCCAAACCGTAGTAGCTTGATTACACCTTTGTAGCGAGCCAGAACCGCGTGCGAGCTAGAGGGATGCCGTGGCGTACGCTTTGCCACGTTATAATCCTCGAACCTTTCACCGCGATAATTGACTGCCATATAATCCTCTGAGTAAAACGGCCCCGAAGGGCCGTGTACTTCTTAGAGTGCCGCGTCAAAGAACATCTCTACACCGTAGCTGTCGTCAAGCTCTGCAACACCGTAGACGGCTGTCGCGTTAAGCTCGAAGGCACGCAGTGATGCGTTACGCTCTGTCTCAAGGTTGAAGTCACGCTTCATGGCGATAGCCATTGCCTCACGACCAAACACACAGCCCTTGGCATCGTCATTTCCGTCAACTGTGATGTTAGCTGACTGATAGACGTCGATACCTGCGATAGAACCTACAAAGCCGTTGCGCATGGCTTCGTTCTGTAGGTCGCCACCGTTGGGGTTAGCGAAGGTGTTAGTCAGGTTAGCTGACAGCTGATACGCGTGGTATGGGTGAATCACTGCTGAAAGTGGGCCATTCACTTTGTTGTTACGCAAAGTAGCCGCCGCTTTGAACAAGTCAGCAACAGTAATCTCTTGAGCCGCCGCACCGATAGAAGCTGAGAAGCCATCAAACAAAGCGATGATATCTTCGTCCATCTTAGTAGCGATAGAGTTACCCAATACAGTTCCAAGCTCTTGAGCAGGATTGCCTGCGCCCATTGCCGCGAGGTCAGTCAGTACAACTTGCGCACCAACTTCACCGACAGTAACAGTGACGCTAGAGGTTGATACTGTGCTGGAAGACATGTCAGTGCCTTCAGTCAGATCAGCCGCCGCAACCGCTGGGTACTTAGGTACTTGGATCGTCTTGCCAGCAACATTGCCGATGTCGTAACGAGTGATAAGGCCAGCCATGAGCGATTGCTCCTCGGCGGTGAAGCGAGCCTGCATGATGATGTTTGCAAACAGGTCGTCGAGTGTTGTTGAAGTAGTAGCCGCCATGATGAATCTCCTTTGATTAGCGGTTTATTTATTAGCTAACATCATTGCGCGGTAGGCTTCTTTGCCACCGCTATTCCAGTTAGCTTCCATTTCGACCGCCGACATAGGTTTCGACGTAGAACCACCAACCGCGGTCTGCGATCCTGCGCCACCTGATGACGCTTTCACGAAGTGCGGATTCGAGGTCAGGAAGTCACCGACTAACTGGTCAACGGACAATAGCTCGCCTTGGTCGTTATAGCGTGGTGTTCCGTTCGCATCGTAAACCTCTGCGGTGCCGTCTTCAGACAGCCGAACCGAACCACGTAATAACTGACTGACTTGCTCTGCCGATACTGCATTGTTTCGGCTTGCCGCTGTCAGTAACGCTCCGTCTACCAATTGGCTTTCGAGGCGTTGCTTGTACGTCGATATTTCCTGATCCTTCTTTTCGACGGTCTGCCTTAGAATCGACTCGAACTCTCCGCGCTCCTTCTGCTTCTCAATTTCAGCTTCTTGCTGTCGTTGTAGAAGAGACTTAGCTTCATCGAGGTCGATACCATCTAGCTTCTTATCGTACTGTCGCTTAGTGCGAGCAACACGATCTGCCACTATTCGGTCCAACTCTTCCTGCGTGAACGTCTTTACATCCTGAACTTCTGGTGTTTCCACTGCGGCTTCAGTTACCGCGTCTGCCATGATTTCATCGCTCATGTTACGAATCCTCTTTCGAGTGGGTTAAATTATATCACTTACCGCGTTTCTTTTTCTTTTTCTTGTCTTTCTTGTTGTATGGCATCGTGTGTCTCCTATTCTGGTACTGGCACCCACCAGTGCCGACAGTTGTATCCACCTCTTACACGGAACGGATCGCCTGACTTCTTACCGGCCCAGCTTTCGCCCCATATCTCGTATATCTCGTCGCTAGTGTATTCCTTGCCGACATGACCACGACAGAATGGACGTGTCGTTTCTATTGTATCGCCTTCGTACCGAAACTTTGTAATGCCTGCCTCTGCCGCCGCCGCCTGCTGTAGGCTAGAGCTAAACTCAAACAGCGCATCATGTAGCATAGTCTTAGAGTACCGTTGCAGGTCAGCGTCGAGCAACCCGTTAAGCTCACTGAGGCTGGCTGAGAAAGGCGTACCTGACAGCGTGTTGTTGTACACCTGCTGATATAAAGCCTCAACAAACTCATCTGCTAACTGCTCATGGCCGATAAAACTAAACTGCTGTAGTTGACCGATAACACTCTGCGGAACTCTGAACGCCGCGAACTGCTCCATAAACTCACCCGTCAACGCTACCGCATCGGGGTACTCACGGATGATGTCATCAATGACCGTCAGATATTCGTCACGGACAAGACCGTCGATCTGTGTCCGAAGTGCTAAGGCCGCATCAAGGTCAAACAGTTGACCGTCACTCAATGGTAGGCCAGCCATCAAGTCGGTCAGTCCACTCCGTAACTGCTCTATAGCACGCAAAAGGCGACGCTCGTGGCTAGAGGTCGCCCCTGCTAGTGCTTTGGTGAGCTCTTCACTGTCCATCAGTTACAGGTGCTGTGGCAAACTGCCCTAACACTGTGGTCGCACCATCAATCTCATTATGCGCCTGTGCCAGTAGCTCATCATCTAAAATCAAATCAGCAATTTGCTTGTCTACTGCCTTGTTAAATGTCTCTGAAGGCACACCGGACACTTTGGCTTTTTGTAGATAAATAAGCTCTGACTCGTAGTCACGGATGTCGAAGCTGTCAGGATAGCTGACCTCTACCTCGTGCAGGTTGTGACCCTGCCACCGGCACCACAATTCCCATAACTGCTCTTCAGCAAGCTCAAGGATGTCGGCCTTCTCTGCCAGCTTGGCATTCAGCATCTGGAACTCTGTTTGCATAGCCACGCCTGACTGCGTCATTGCCTCTGTGCCGCGTACTGCACCCATGTGGGCCATCCTATTGATCGAGTCGATCTTGTCCTCTATAGAGGCTCTGATGGCGTCTAGGTTGGCTCCAGAAGGTTGCATCTGGTACGGCTTCAATCCTGCGTCGATGTCATCGCTAATGTTGATGACTGCACCGGCACCAGCAGTCGCGTCAGTGTCGAAGGTCTTGACTAGTGTCGGGTGGTTAGAGATGCGGATAAGCTGTTCAATTTCCGATAGCTCTTGATAGATCGCTTGTTGCATATAGCTGATGTCAGAGATGTCGCTGATACCAATGCCACGAACGATTGATCGGTTGGCCGGTACGTTGACCGCCGGTATTTTGCCGATAGGGTTGTCGATAGTCTCAACGATCTGAGCCTCGTCACCAAGGTAACGGACCAGCTGTATCTGCTCTTTGGTCCAGATACGGAAATACGTCTCTGTCGTTGTGCCGTCGATGCGGTTTACCGACTCGCGCACCTTCATGTAGGTAAGCTCATGCCGACCGCTAGGCATCCGCTCATACTTCCAATCATAGACATTCTCAGGCGTGACCAGTGTGACGTATGGTCGTATCTCTTGGTCTAACTCTTCTGCCCTAGTGCTTGCCGTAGATTGCGGCTTGTCCATCATAATCCATACGTGACCGTACACACTCGACCATATCTGAGCCTCACGCATGAAGCTGTTAAAGTTTTGGCCGTCGAGGTTAGCGTCCTTGATAAACGCCTCTAGGTCTGCACTGCCTTCCATCTGCTGGAAGTTACGAGTCGGCGGCTGACGCCATAAGAACGACGAATAGACGTGGACCACGTTGCGACAATGGTTGTCTAGTGGTGTAAGTGCCAAACGCCGCGAGTAGGCGTTCTTGTCTTCATTAAGGTAGCTCGTTAGGTAGGAGCCATCACGGTAATCCTGACCACCCATGTATGACCGGACATAGAACTCCCAGCGGTCCAGATTGTTTTCATAGTCGGGATGCTGGTACTCAATATCTTCGTAATACATTTACGTCCACCTCTGCGGGGCTTGCGGCTTGTTAGCCTTGCGTATGGGATATAGATATTCAACGGCATAGCCTAGTGCATCATTCATGTGATCGAAGCCGTCCTTCTCTGGCTGGCTGGTGCCTTCCTTGTAGGTGTGGCGCTCCAATGATTCGATCACCTTCTTGCACTTAGGGTCTACAAACAAGCGCCGATGCCCATCCTTAGACAATAGACGCGAGTTTACGCTGTTTATTCTATCTCTTACCGCCGCGTGAGATGACCTTACTCGCACCTCAAATCCCGCGTTTTGTAAAATGGACAAATCCGTTCTACCCCCTGCACTCGTTTTACGTTGACGCGAGGCAGGGTCAGGGTATATGACTATTGTACCATTTCCGTAGCGAGTGCGAATCTCTGCGACCATTTCATCGGTGTTACTGCCGAACATCACAATCTCATCGAATACGTGCAGTGTGTCGCCCTTACGGGTCATTAGGACGGCAGACATCGGATCAAGGTTAAAGTCCATCCCAACGTGAATAACAGGGCGGTCGCCGTCGTGTTTAATTACTGACTGCTCGCGCTTAAAACTGTAGTAAATAATGCCGCCGTAATTTACGAACTCTGCTTGGTATTCCTGCTGGAAAGTTCGCTCGTCTAAATCTGCTTTCGCTGACTCAATCTCTGATAGTGCAACATTACCACCCTCGATAGTTGTATATTGATATGACTGCCACCCTTCATCATTATCTAGCCCTTTGCCGTACAAGTCATAAAAGTGGTTCCTTCCGCGAGGCGTCCCAATAAATAAACAACCGCCTTCGCGATCACTTAGAGACGGCCTCAATACCTCGTACCACGCTTGTGGCCTCATATCAGCAAACTCGTCAAGGACGACAAAGTCTAGTGAGCGTCCACGTAGGTTGTCCGGCTTCTCTGCACCTTTAAGTGAAATGATTGAACCGTTTAGCAAAGTAATGGTCAACGATGTTTCGTTTTTGCTTGTTATATAGTCCGGTGGTATTTGTTCTGAAAGCATATCCCATGCAATTTCTTTAGCCGCTTTATAGGTTGGCGCGACGTACCAAACATTCTGATTGTGTGCGGATAGTGCTTTATTAAGTAGTTCAGCAGTACTAAGGAATGTTTTGCCAAATCGACGGCCAGCAACTACTACACGAAAACGTGACGTGTTAGTGAAAATTTTAGTTTGCGGTTTCGTCAGCAACATCAGGGGTTAGGTTTATAACAACAGGTGGCAAGTCTTGTGCTTCGGTGACTGTCTCTTTCCATCCTGCTTGTGTCTTTAAGTAAAATATTTGCGCTGTAGTGTTACCTTCTGTCGCGCTTCGCAACAAACTTTGACTTACTCTACCAATAGCTTTTGCCCTGCCTTTTTTATAGGCGGCAGAAACTGCCTCATCACGAGCGAAAATTGCTCTAAGGGTTCTTGCCGGTATACCCATATAGTCAGCTATCTGGTCTTGATTAAGAACGGCGGCTAACGTTTCAAGCTCTGCTATTTGCGCATCACTTAAGTCTGTTCGCGGACGGCCTCCGCTGTTTTTAGCCATTAGGTTGGAGCGTACAGGTCGGAGTTGCGCCGCCCAGACTAGGTTGGTCACCTAGCGCCTGCTCTTTTGTACGCTTAGGGTATGGCTTAGATAAATGAACTACTTCAGCCCGAATTTTTTTATCAAGAGGCATAATGTAGCAGTGTTTGCCTAATGTGTAAAAATTTTCTGCATTAGGGTCCAAATGTTTTCTGACTTCTTCTAGCGTCTGCCTAACACCTTTTGATGCTACAGTTTTAGCATGTATTTTTTCGCCATTTATTATGAAGGAGCTTCTAGAACCTTTTCCTTTATGTCCCGTATAAAGCCAATTAGATGCCTGATATATGCCACCGTGGTGATTTTGATCGACATCTGCGTAAGAGACGACTAATCGCAGTTTTGGATTTGCTTTTTTTAAAAATTTTAACGCAATTGTCAGTATTTTGCTTACAGGGGTTTCATGTTGCCTTAATGCTATACGGACCAGCTCACAACCTTGATCTTGCAATAAATTATATGGCTTGAGCAAAGAAGGGTTTGCCCCTCTGCCGAAAACAACAACACCAATAAACTTGCCATTTTCCCATGCACCAACTTTTACGAACTTGCCGAAAGAAGGCATTAGTCCGCTGTAGTGCCAGTTAACGCAGGCAAACTTTGCGGCCTCGTGGCTTGCCCAATCGACTCTAAGCTTAGGCTTCTGTGACACTTTTTAATCGCTCACCGAATTTGTTTTTTGTTGACTTAACCACAGATTCTATACTTTCGTAGTTAAGGTCAACGACAGTCATCTTCGTGCCATCAATTAGTTCTACACGAAATGCTTTGCTACGCGCACCACCTTCTTTAGCTTCAAACCGATTTAATATGTTTTTGTTTTTTGTTTCGTGATTCATTCGACCTCCCGCAAATCGAACTGAGCTTCACAGTGCGGGCAAGTTACCCACTTCGGGTCTAGTTCATCTAGCTGGCCTTGGTCTTCTTCGCTTGCAGGCTCAAAGTCCACTTCATTGAGAAAAAGCGATAGCTCGTCAGTTTCAAAGCCTAATAGATCAAGGTTAAAGTCAAACTCTTGCAAACGCTTTAACTCAGTAAAAAGTGCTTCGTTATCCCATCCCGCATTTAGTGCTAGTTTATTATCTGCGATGACGTAGCCTTTACGTTGTGCTTCACTCAACCCAACGAGTTCAATAGTAGGCACCGTCGGTAGCTTTAAACGCTTTGCCGCTAACAAGCGGCCATGCCCTGCAATAATGCTGTTTTTTTCGTCGACAAGTATCGGGTTAGTAAATCCAAACTCCATAATGCTTGCGGCTATTTGCGCTACCTGTTCGTCGCTGTGTGTGCGACTGTTCATAGCGTAGGGGAATAGGTCTTGAGTTTGCTTATAGCTGATAGATAGATTCATAGTTTATAAAGGTGACGGTATACCTTCGGCCCAATATAGGCCATGTGTTTGCCCGTCTTTCACTTCTCCGCGTTTTATGTCTTGGTGTGACATTGGATAGGTTTCTACTGCGCCATCATCAAATGCGACGAGGTAGTCACCTTCATTTTTCGGCATACCGCCAATCTCAACAGGATGCCATGCTATCGTTACAGTTTGCAACATATAGTGTCCCCTGCTCATATTATACCAATATATGCTAAAAAGGTGCGGACAATAAATAACGCCTATTTAATTGCCGGTATATCACATGCATAAAAAAGCCCACACTAGGTAGGCAAACAGTTTCTGATGCTCGAAAAAAGCTAAACATCATAACGGATAATCTCAAGTGGTGGCTCGTCGTTGTCTTTAAGTTTGACAACCCTAAAGTCTGTGAGTATAGCGACATCTGCTTGCCATCTTTTAGCCATTACTTCTGCGGCCCTTAATGCGATGATCCAGTCTTCCATATCCTCATCAGTCAGGGAGGCAAGTCTTTTGATAAATGCCTCGCCAGTCAGGGTGTCCGTCCCTGCCATTTGTCCTCTCCCACAACTCGACGAATTCACAGTAAATATCTTGCTGGCTGATGGCCTCTTCGTAATCACCTTGACCAGCTATCCCGAATGCCATCACTACCATCAGGAAAATCACCGCATATTTGATATTCGGATGTAAGTGCATCGCAGTACCCCTTCAATTTTGGATTATTTTTTAGTTTTTTTAGTGCTTTGATTTCAATAACTCTAACTGTTTGTCGACTGACACCCATAACATCTGCTATTTCTTGATGTGTCATGTGATAACTAAAATCAACCGCTCTAGGCATCACCTAGCCCCCCGTACTGCCTTAAAAAATTTACTGCCGGACCGTAAAAAGCAATTCGCCATTTATCTGTAAAATCTATTCTTTGCGAAACCTTAATACTCCACTGACCTAAATTGTTGCGAAGAATATCGTAACGGTATTCGGTGTCGCCATGAATTTCGTGGCTTTCTGTTTTTTCTGCTTTTTTGTTAGCTTTAAGAAACGATTCATACGTTAAATCGCCGCCGTCTAATACAGCGTTATTGAGAAGTTGTGCGGCACCTTCTGGATAGCCGTCCCAATGATGATAAGCCGTTTGCCCTGAAAAAAATCTGTAAGTTGCTCTTGTTGCCATTTTGCCTCTCCCTTGTTTGTTCTTTATTGAACTTACAAAGGACTATATTCGGCTTTCGGTAACCTGTAAACTATTTTCGTATAAATAAACTTACTTATTTAGGGCAGTGTTTTGCAATTTCAGCTATAAATTTTTCTTGATCTGGATGTCTAGACAATACATCTAAATAGGTTTGTTCAGTAAACCCTTTGTCTCGACTTAGCCTTGTAAGCAAATCAACTATTTTTTGACTAACTACTAAATTGTTTCGTTCTGCGAAACTTTGTCTTTGCTGATGTATACACATAACTCGCAACTCCTGTGGCCGCCAGCTACATTATACAATAATTAGTTATAAGATACGAATATGTGGCTTTGATCCTTTTCATATAGCTTTATCTGTTCACGATAGTGTTTTGCTATCTCGTCACGCACCGCTTTGTTTTCTTTGAGGATGCCACGGCATTTCTCTGTCAGTATTTCTAAGTGACCTGCGCCTAGCTCTGTCTCTAAAAAGCCCGCAAAGGCTAAGGGGTTTTCAGTGAATACACGGTGGTGGTGATGGCAAAGTGTTACTGCGTTGTCCATTGAGTATCGAACAATCTTTCGTCTGCGTCCGTAGATGTGTGCGCACTCAAGCGACTGGTCAGTGCCACAAACTAAACAGTGACCGTCCCTAAGTCTAACGGCCTTGCTAAACCAAATGTCTGCGTTCGTTCGCTTTATTGCCATAATAAGTCTCATAAGTGAATTGTCGTTCACGTAGGATTGCTTTTTTTGTGCGACCGCAGTCACAGCCCCAGCCTTCTAGCTTGCCGCCTTGCCTAGTAAACATCGGCACCATGTCGTTATGGCACTTAGTGCATTTCATGGTCTTCTCGCATTTCGGACATGGGCGTTATTAGTGCCGCGAGCCAATTCTGAGTAAACGAGTCAATGTCTACATCTATGGTGATGCCTTCGGGACACATAACATCCACGTACACATCTGTAAGTTCTTCGTTGCGCATATTGCTTGTGGCACCCATGATCGCCTCTACCCTGCAAACAACCGAGCCGCCGTCTGGTAGCGGCATCGACAGGATAGGGAGTTTGATCATTGCAGTGCCTCAATACCAACTTTGAATCGGCTAAACTCGCCGTGTTCTTTGTCTAATACTACACAAGAAATAGAGCGTTGTGACCCATACCCAGCGCCTGAGTGCCATGAATCATTCGGTGGTAAGACAGACCACGATTCCCACGTCAGCCCACCTAGTTCTTCTGCTTGCTTATGATGGATGTGGCCGGTCCATGCGAAGCGATACTTAGTGCGCCCCCACTGTTGCGGATAGTCTCGTGTGATAGCCTCGTACAGTTGGCGAGTGCGTATCTTGTCGCCGTGATGCGTAATTACAAAGTTGTTGCCCCACTCGAAGTGAATAAACTTGTTGAAGTTGTCAAACACCTTCACTCGCTTCTCTTTCTCGTAGTACATCCGAAGCATCTCGTTGAGCCACAAGGCGGCGTCAGGGTCGTGATTACCCCGCGCGTTAATCAGCCATACCTCATCATACTGCTGAAGCATACGAGTCACGATAATTTGAAATAGGTTGCCTGCGGCCCTGATGGTCTTGCCTGCCCTGCCATCGACGTCAAGGGGTGTTCCTGCGCCTGTCTCGCCTTTTAAGTTGTTAGCATGGATCATGTCGCCCACGTTTAGCAAAACGCCTACAGAGCAATCGCCGGTGCTTCCTACGAGCTTGTCCACGCCTTTAATTAGTGTGTCTTGCGCAATCTGTAAGTCCCAAGGGTCGCCGCCTGTCTCAGGACTCCATGCCAGCATACCAAGGTGATGGTCGCCAACGATTGTTACTGCCATGCGGTCTTTGTGTTTCTTCGCTTTGCTTTTCTTTATCGGCTTTGCCAAGCCTTGCAGGTCGTCTTTTAGGCCAGCTTTAAAGTGATCCAAGGCAACTTGCAGTGCGTGTTCTTTGTCTGACTGGCTTTTTACCCACTGGCCGACAGGTTTGCCCTCGTCGTTGTAGTAGGTTGACACACCCTTGACTGTGAAGCCGTCAGGGACAGGATGCGTATAGTCATGTTCTGGACTGTAGCCCTGCGCGCTGGCTCTGTTCTTTACTGCTTTTAAATGGTCGCGGACAGTGGTCCTGTCAATTCCGAGGTCTACACCTATTTGGCGGACGCTCATCCCCTTTTCTACTCGGCTCACAACTTCTCTCTGCCTTTCGGTCGTGCAAAACTGCAATAAGCTCATGCTTACCCCCCCAGTTTGCTGTACTCACTTCCTTGAGGCTTTGTCAATTTAACACCCAGATCAATACACCATGCCTCTACTTGTTGCATGAAGTATAACATTTCCCCCCGATCAAGCGCCGAAGTACGCCGAACCTGCGCCGGTATGTTCGTACTGCCCACCTCGATATCCTCTGTGCCGAGGAACTTGTACTTCACCATTAGCTTCAATTCTTCTTCTGTGCCGGTGAAGCCGCCCTTCTTTTTGAAGTGTCTAAGCATATCCCTGACCCACACATGAAACAGATCATTCTGGCTCAGTGAGCGGCGTGGCTTGTACTCTTTGACCTGCCATGACACTGGCTTGTCCCAACACCACTCGGTATCAAGAAATTTCTTGAAAGCCGCAATGCGGTCTTTGATTTCTATCGGGTCTTTTATCAGCCAGAATTCACCCATCATTTTGCGCACCGTGCTTTTTTTTCATCAAGGTCAACCAAAGCCATTCAATCGGGTAGATGTTTTCTGCCTCCATATACTCTCTTTCGCCATAGCCAAAATCTTTCCGCTCGCAATCCCACTCAAACTTTGACCTCGGGTATGCACCGTTAACTCTCATAACGGCAGGGTCATCCGTCGCACCGACTAATACTGCAACGTCGGCTTTAAATTTAGTCATATTGTCAAAAATTAGTGGCCCGTACTCTTTGTTAGTAAACTTCACGTCGATAGACACGTCGTCAAACCACAGATCAACGCCGCCATCAGTCATAACGTTAACAGCCGGAAGGTCTATATCTAACAAACGAGCAACGGCTATTTCCGCTTTGTAGCCTAAAATGTTGGCCTCTACCCTGCTCTGTTTTTCGTTTTCAAGTCTTGGCTTAAAACCCATGAGCTTCTCACATAGAGCAACTGTATCCGCACCCATACATTCAGCAGTCAATAAATCTTTGCGACTCAGACGAATTCTCATTTTGTCACCCTCTCTCCGCTGTAGGTTACATACTGCCCAAACCGATCAAGACATAATCGCCGATAACTTTCGCTTTGCATGAAATCGTGAGTGCAGTCGTCAAGCTGGGTCCACTTCTTCATTGGTATCCTGCCGCTTTCTTTCTCTGACTCTTGAGCAAACGGACTGCCACCCTTTTGATTAGCACGTGACAGCCATGAGTTTATAAAGCGAGGCATTCCCCGCTCTGTTTTGCGCTTCGGCTCATTCGAGTCGAGCCATACAGCCATCACGTTAAGCTCTGCAAATACGTCAACCTCTGGATATGCGTGTTGCCAGCCTAGCAATTGCTCGTCAGTTGGTTGCCAATTATTTCCACTTTTGCAAATCATATTAGGGCCTCTAACTTACTCTCGAGAAGTTCAGCCGCTTTAAATTTTCTCGCTTTTTTCAAAACTGCTATCGCTTTTTTTAACTTTTGTTCGCCAGCTGTATTAATTCTAGCTTCCCTTACTTCTTTTAAACCATTGCTTATACACTCATAACAGCAAAAATGATTACCTTCATTTTCAGTTCGCATTGCTTTGTAGCTCGTAAGTTGTGCATTCAAAACTTTTAAAGGTATTTTTCTTTTTTCCCCACACTTGTAGCAACTAACCTTATGCACTTTTCTTTTTGCGTCAAAAATTTTCCGTTCTGTTTGAGTTTTTTGACTTGTGTTTGCTTTTGATTCGCCAACTATTTGAGCGAAGTACCTTGGTATTTTGCTGTTCATTGTTTTTCCTCTTTCGGTCATCCTTAATTTATCTGCTGATACACTTAACCCTTTTAATGCCCTTACGGGCAAAAAATTAAAAAAGTTAATAATGACGAGCGTTAATCACCGTATCGAATCTTGTCTTCTATTCCCGTTACCTACTCTCGGCACTGGGAGGCGAATTATAGAGAGGGTCAACTCCGCTCCGAGGTTCTTAAGTTCCTCGGCCTAACGCCCGATGATTTCTGAATAATAAAAAGATGGATGTAAAACAGCTATGTGCTTATAATTATCACATCTTGTTAATTAGACACTTCCAAGATATTCGCTTTCTATTCCCTTGTAAAGCGAAAGCCCCCGTAACAGGGGGCTACCTCTTACTCTCCTAGTTTATTGAGCTCATCAAGACTTAACTCAAACAAATCTGCTAGCTTTTTTACATTGCTAAACATCATGTCGTCACAGTAACGCCATGACGCTATCTGCGATGGGTTACAGCCCATGTGCTCAGCTACTTTTACGTTACTGATATTTTTAGCTGTTTGCGCCATCCGTATGGCTTTGCCAAGGTTAGAATGGGAGGTCATCTTCTATCTCCTCACTTGGCTTTGCGGCTTCACGTGCATTGGCTATGCCTTGCTTGGCTACTTCTGCCTGATCCGGCTCAAAAGTATCCATCTTTGCGTACAGCTTTCCAGCTTTAGAGCGCATGACCTCCATGTTCGCCCAATCACCATCAAGGGAATTCAAAAACGGAATGAACTCCGACTTTTTAACCGATAACTTACATATCGCATAGTCAGGTGCATTGTCGTTTCTTTTGGGTATTAACCCATTTACAAATGTAATATCAGCCATTGGTTGCTAACTCCTTTCTTGCTTGGTTGAATGCGTCGTTACCCTTACAGGCAGTACGCTCTGTGGTTGTAAAAATGCCGCCCTTTGTCGGAGCGCGGAACAACTGAGCCATCGTGTCGTGGTCAATGTCGCCCCATATACCGGCAAGTGATTGCCAGTCTTCGTTTGCGATTGCCTCCTTGGCATACATCACCCAGTCGAAGTGATCGCGAACAAGAGCCATGTACTCGATAAACTCGCCGTCGTTCTGCTGTGTGATAGCGTTAGCCACCTCATCAGCACTGGCTATCTCTGTGCCACCCAGCCCAAAGAAAGCCAAGGCTCTGCCCACTGCTGAACTTTCTGCCACTTCCATCGCGGCCTGTGAGTTTATCTTGCTTGCCGACCTGACCTCTTCAGCATGGCCGGTAGCGATGACCATACCGGCGGCTGAGATAGTTGCTTTCATAACTACAAGCACGTCATTAGCCTCTACAAGCTCAGTCTGGATCGTGTAGTCAGGATGCTTCGCCCTAAACTCTGCCACACGTAATGCGACCGTCTTGTACTCCTTGCCGTGGATCTTAACAACGCCGTCAGACATTACTGACCTCCTCTGTTTTCATACTGATAGCAGTCAGCATAGCCAGCGTTGTACGCCTCTGACTTGCCTTCACGATGCTCGATGCCTTCTTCGCAATCGGTCCAGCCGCGAATAAAGTCTTGCTCTGACAGCTCTAAGTAATCAGCCATCCTCGCTTCCATTGCCGCTTCCTGAATATGAAACGTCATCGGCTTGCGAATCGACAGGTTGCGCAGTTGACCAACCAGCCCGTCTAGCTCTTGGATCAGCTCTGCTTTGATTGGCTTTGGCTCTACGAATTCAATTGACATAATCTAGCCCCTCTAATTTTGCGCAGACTTCTTCTGCATTAATGATGTTGTAGTCTTGCCACTTACACGAATGAACACAAATACCGATTTCCTCGACGAACTCTTTGCGCCCCTCAAATTCAATCGGATACAAACCACCGTAAGGGTGGTACTGATCTTTTATTGATTGACGATCAACCAGCAACGTGACGACATGAGCCTTTTCGTCGTAGTCGTCAGCCAGCGCAGTGCTGTCAATCTGCTCAAGCTCATCAACGAACTTGTCCCAGTCATCGACTCTCTTACTTACTTTTATTGCTACTTGCATTTTTATATCTCCCTTGTAAGTTCCATGTGGAACACTAAGGACTATATAACAACGACACAAAAAAGGTAAGGTTTTTTTAATTTATTTTACTTTTTTATTTACATAGTACGAAATATCTTATATCTTGTACTGAAATAAACAAGGGAAAAAGACATGGAAATTAAATTTAACAGTCAAAGAGAAATTGAGTTGTTCTACATCGGTATGCTTATGGGGAATTATTTAGATGTCGATTCCGAATGGCAAACAGTTGACTCAATGGGGTTCGGAGATTTTGAGGGCTTGTGTTTACAGCTGTGCAGAAAGACACTGACTCTTGAGTTTGGTCATACAGAGGGGCGGGACAAATACTACGCGACGATTGGTATCGTCCATGAGGCCGAAAGAGAAATCAGAGAATGGTTTGAATAAAATGTATGGATACACAATCATCGGTAGAGACGGTGGCGAGGCTTACATGTCTGAGCCTGAGTACGAGTCAGAGATAGAGGCGTACAAAGCTGGTGAATTAACCTTGTGCGACATGAACGAAGGGTCGCTTGAGGTTTGGGAAGAAGACTAGCCGTAGGTCCACATCACAGGTGTAGTCGCTCGCATATCAACGTGGACGAACGAGCGCGCTACGCCTATCCCACCAAAGCCCATTGCTAGAGCTTCTTTAACTATGGTCATCCTATCGACGCCATTAGATACGGCTATGTCTGCCGCTATGCCTTGCGTATGTGTTCCGCCTTTTTCTTTGTTGCGCTCTGCTGTGTGTTCTTTAGAGCGATACCCTGAAGTGATGACCATCGGCTGGCCTACGCGCTCACGTAACTCATCGAGCATGTAGATGAACTCTGGCTTCATGTTATTTTCGCCAGTTTCTCTACAGCGAAATTCTGATATATCGAAGTGCTTATACATTACCCTTTCCACTTAGTAAGTCCGCGAATTCCGACGCTCGACGCGACAAGCGCGCCCAAGAGCATTCGGTAATATTCTGGCATGGTTTCCAGCACCGCGAAACCGTCGCGAACATAAGGGACGAGAGGTGGAATAAAACAAAGCACAAGAGGAATGCTAAAGAGTATAGAGAAAAACTCATCGCGCCAGCTATTAGCCGCATTGCTTGCGTGAATATTTTCCCAGTTCGCGTCTTGCTTAATCGCTTCCATTTTGCGGTCATGTAACGCGCGCTTCTCTTCGCCTTTTCTCTCAAGATGACCCCCTACCAAGTTGACTACCGGACCGATTAAGCTCTGCCACATAGGTTAGTCCTTGATTAGTACGAGGTCAAAGTTAGCAGTGGCGCGAGCATCGTTGCCGCTGACCTCTGCAACTCGGATGTCTATGTCTGTCTTCTCAGGAACACGGAGCGGAGCAACAAACTCATATCGGTAATGTCCAGTCGTCTCTGCAACGTGCGCAATCCGAAACGGCTTGCCTGCCAATCGGTGATACATCATCACCTGACAATTCTTGTTTGCGTCGATTGTTGCATCAAGCGTCACCAGATAGCCTGTGAAGCCCGCTGGCACCGTGTAGACAGCCATCAGTGTTTGGGCATAGCCTGTGTCTATCTGCGCCACAATCGTCCCTGACGCGCTCACAGTGCGTGCTGTGATGTCTCCAGCGTTTGCACCATCCTCGTAAGTCATGCGAAACACGCGCAAAAAGGGAGTAGTCGTCGCAACTGCTGACGTGCCTGTCAATGTGACTGACTCAGTGACCTCGTTATAGTCAGCGTCCAAGCCCTCGAGGGTCAGCACTGCCGTGTCACTGCCACTAGTGCTTAGGCAGTAGATGGTTTGCGCCGACGTCAAAGCCGACCAAGGGTACAAGCCGCCACCTGTCCATACGCTTTCAGGGTCAGTCGCTTGGTCAATGTCAAAGTTAGCGCCAAACTTATGCACGATTTTAGAGTTAGAGATGGCATCTCGAGCAATGTCGAGGTAGACATTAGGGGTCGGGTGTTCAGTGTGAAATTGATACACTATTTAAACCAGTCAGCTAAAAAAACAGCGCCAACAATAAAAGGATACAGAGCAAAGACAGCGTTACGGTTGCTGGAAATGTCTCGATGCGCGGCATCCATCTTCTCATCAAGTCTTCGCAGGCGTTCTTCACATAGCTTTTCGTGGTGTGCCAACTTTTCAAGAGCTTTTTCTGCAAGTTCCATCATCCTATCCCTATGTTCGTTGCCGTATTTTATCACAAGGTCAAGAAAAGATGAGCATCACAATTCCGCTGATTAGTCCTAGACACAAGAAAATGCCCACACTAAACATCAGGTTTTCGCGCATCTCGATCTGGCGATATACAGCTTCTTCACGTTCCTTGGCTACTTGCTTGCGCAACTCTCTAAACTCAGTCAGCCCCTGCGCACCATAGGCGTAGTTAATCATTTGGATAATTTCGGATTGCTGAGATTCGATCCGTTTTTTAAGTGCAAATAGGCGCACGGCCTCAGCCTCAACGGACTTAGAAAAAACTACTCTTTTGAACGGGGAAACATTCTTTACTTTCTTATCTGCATAAAGCACGTCAGATGCCGCGCCGTAGAAGTTAGCCACTTGTCCCATCACATCGTGTGCTTCACGACCAGCCTCAACCAAGGCTTTAACCATCGCGTAGGCTTTGGTGGCTGTTGCCGCCGCTGTGATTGGATCAAGCATAAAAAAGCCCACCGTGTAGATGGGCCTATTTTACCATGTGGCGGATTATTCTTCCGCTGGCTCTTCTAATGACGTGGCTAGTGCGCTGACGAATGCCTCTCGCCCGAATGCTAGTTGGTCGAGGTTAAACCTCATGCTTCCCATCTTACGGTCGAGGTCGGTTATGTGGTTGACCATAGCCTGCTGTTGCTCAGTCATGTCGTCAACAAAATACTCTTTGTCGTTCACTGTGATTGGGGTCTTTTCGTTTTTTCCCATGTCACTTTCTCCTAGTTGTGGTTAAAGTTTTACCAAGGCACACCAGAGCCACTGGTTGGGTTCTTGTCTGCTTCGATCTTAGCAGTCAGTGCCGCTTCAACAGTGTCCTGACCTACTGACTCCCATACCCATGCCAGTACGTCAGCTTCTG